GATTGAAGAGTTAGAAAAAGCTACTATGGTCGAGGATTGCCAGCAGTCGTTTATGGCATTCGTACATCAGGTTTGGCCTAACTTTATACATGGAGCACATCATGAAAAAATGGCAGCCGCATTTGAACGCGTGGCTAGGGGAGAGGTCAAGAGACTTATCATCAATATGCCTCCGCGGCATACAAAGTCCGAGTTTGCATCTTATCTATTACCTGCTTGGTTTCTGGGTAAATATCCACAGAAGAAGGTCATCCAAACCTCGCATACCGCTGAGCTTGCCGTTGGTTTTGGTCGTAAGGTTAGAAACCTTGTGGACTCTGACGCCTACAAGTCTGTATTCCCAGACATGGGCTTACAAAGTGATTCGAAAGCTGCTGGAAGATGGAACACCAACAAGGGCGGAGACTACTTTGCTATCGGTGTTGGAGGCGCTGTTACAGGTAAAGGCGCGGATATACTTATTATCGATGACCCACACTCCGAGCAAGAAGCGGCTCTGGCAGAGGTAAACCCAGAGATATACGACAAGACTTACGAGTGGTACACATCAGGTCCTCGTCAGCGGTTACAACCAGGCGGCGCTATTGTCGTGGTTATGACACGTTGGTCGAAGCGGGATTTGACGGGTAGGGTACTTAAGTCTGCGATGCAGAGGAACGACGAGGGTTGGGAAGTAATTGAGTTCCCGGCGTTACTACCGAGTGGTCGCCCACTGTGGCCAGAGTTCTGGAGCAAGAGTGAGCTGGATGCGTTGAAGCTCGAGTTGCCTAACAGTAAGTGGATGGCGCAGTACCAGCAGCAGCCGACGTCCGAAGAGAGTGCGATAATTAAACGGGAGTGGTGGCAGAAGTGGGAGAAAGACAACCCGCCGAGCTGCGAGTTTATTATACAGTCATGGGATACGGCGTTCCTCAAGACACAACGGGCCGACTATAGTGCGTGTACCACATGGGGCATATTTTATAAGGACGATGCGACGGGCAGGCAACAGGCAAACATCATACTACTAGATGTGTTGAAGGAACGGATGGAGTTCCCGGAGCTGAAGGGTACAGCACAGCAGATGTACAAAGAGTGGGAGCCAGACAGTCTAATCGTCGAGGCTAAAGCGTCAGGTGCGCCGCTTGTGTTTGAGCTTAGGGCTATGGGCATACCCGTCCAAGAGTTTGTACCGTCAAAGGGTAATGACAAGATTGCCCGATTAAATGCGGTGTCGGACATATTTGCGTCAGGACGTGTGTGGGTACCAGAGACAAGCTGGGCAGAAGAACTGATAGATGAGGTAGCGTCATTCCCAGCAGGTGACCACGACGACTTGGTTGACTCGATGACACAGGCACTATTGAGGTTCCGGAGAGGTGGGTTCCTGCAGTTGGACTCAGACTACGAGGATGACCCGATAGAGTTTAGGCGTAGTAAGGGCAAAGCACTGTACAGCCTATGAGAGACATCGCTCGCAAACGTGAAAAGACTAAGGAATGGACACAAAAAAATCCGAAACGGGTGTGGGCGGGAGCTGCGGTAAAGAGTGCGAAGCACAGAATTAAGGGTAAAGAAATCCCTTTTAATCTAACGATAGATTATGTAGAAAGTATTTTAACAGATAGATGCCCAGTATTTAACACTGAATTTAAGTGGATGGGAAATAAAAAAGCGAAAGATACTAGCCCAGCACTAGATAGAATTATTCCTTCAAAAGGTTACGTTATCGGTAATGTCGTGGTAATATCATGCAAAGCTAATAACATTAAAAGTGCTTACATGTCAACCGATATATTTAAAGTAGCGGAATGGCTACAAACTATTGAAAACCAAGGATAAATATGGCAACTAATATGGACAAGGGGGCATACGCTGCTCCACAAGGGTTAGAAGAATTGGCTGCTAGTCAGGACATGCCTGAACTAGAGATTACAATCGATAATCCAGACAGCGTAGAGATTGGTATCGATGGTTTGACCATTGAGTTATCCCCAGGTGCCGAGACGGATGAGGAATTTAACGCAAACCTAGCTGAATTCATGGATTCAGGGGCATTGACAGAGGTTGCTGGCGACTTACTTGGCGACTTTGATGGCGATATTAGCTCTCGTAAAGAGTGGTTAGACACTTATGTTGACGGCATTGAGCTGTTAGGCATGAAAGTAGAAGACCGTACTGAGCCATGGCCAGGTGCATGTAGCGTTTATCACCCGTTATTAGCTGAAGCGCTGGTTAAATTCCAAGCTGAGACCATGATGGAGACATTTCCAGCTGCAGGTCCAGTAAAAACACAGATAGTTGGTAAGATTACCCCCGCAAAAGAAGAAGCAGCGGCCCGTGTTAAAGAAGATATGAACTATCAACTGACTGAGGCAATGCCAGAGTATCGCCCAGAACACGAACGCATGCTATGGGGCCTAGGTTTAAGCGGTAACGCCTTTAAAAAAGTGTATTTTGACCCGTCAATTGAGCGTCAGGCAGCGATTTATGTCCCAGCTGAGGATGTAGTTGTACCTTACGGCTCTTCATCTCTACAAACGGCGCCACGTGTAACTCACGTTATGCGTAAAACAGAGAACGAGCTCAAGAAACTACAAGTTGCAGGGTTCTATCGTGACATTGACCTAGGCGAACCATCACATGCTATCGATGAAGTAGAGAAAAAGATTGCTGAGAAGATGGGTCTCAACGCTACAATGGACGACCGCTACAAACTTCTAGAGATGCACGTCGATTTAGACCTGCCAGGCTACGAAGATGAGGATAAGAACGGTAATTTAACCGGGATTGCCCTACCATACGTAGTAACTATGGAGGCTGGCACAGGTGAAGTGCTTGCAATCCGCCGTAACTGGGACCCAGAAGACGAAACTAAACAAAAACGTCAGCATTTTGTCCACTACAGCTACATTCCAGGCTTTGGCTTCTACGCATTTGGCCTAATCCACTTGATTGGTGCCGCTGCTAAGTCAGGTACCATGCTTTTACGTCAATTAGTAGATGCAGGTACACTATCTAACCTTCCAGGCGGCTTTAAAACACGTGGCTTGCGTATTAAAGGTGACGATACACCAATTGCTCCAGCTGAATTCCGTGATGTAGACGTACCAAGCGGCACAATCCGTGACAATATCTTACCGTTACCATACAAAGAACCATCACAAGTTTTACAAAGCTTGATGAACCAAATCGTAGCTGATGGTCGAGCTTTCGCTAATGCGGCAGACTTACAAGTGTCTGACATGTCAGCAAACAGCCCAGTGGGTACAACCCTAGCTATCCTTGAGCGTACATTGAAGGTGATGAGTGCTGTTCAAGCTCGTATTCACTATGCGATGAAGCAAGAGTTCAAGTTATTGGCCGGTATCATTCGTGATTACACACCAGAGGACTATAGCTACGACCCAGAAGAAGGCGACCGTAAAGCTAAACAAGCTGACTACGATATGGTTGAGGTTATTCCAGTCTCAGACCCTAACGCAGCGACAATGTCACAGAAGGTTGTGCAGTACCAAGCAGTAATGCAGATGGCACAAGCAAACCCAGATATCTACGACATGCCAGAGCTAAACAAACAGATGCTTGAGGTGCTAGGCGTTAAGAATATCGGTAAGTTAATCCCAGCGACTGACGCCGAGAACCCGAAAGACCCAGTATCTGAAAACATGAACATGATTACGGGTACACCGGCTAAGGCCTTTATCTATCAAGACCACGAGGCGCACATCCAAGTACACATGGCTGCTATGCAAGACCCAAAAATAGCTGCAATGATTGGCCAAAGCCCTAAAGCACAAGAAGTACAAGCTGCTTTTGCTGCGCACGTCAGTGAACATATAGCATTTGCATACCGTCAACAAATCGAAGAGCAACTAGGCACAAGCTTACCAGCTCCAGATGAGAAGTTAGACGAGCAAGTTGAAGTTCAGTTATCTCGCTTAGTATCTCAAGCAGCGCAACAGCTTCTACAGAAAAATACAGCAGAGCAACAACAGCAACAGGCTCAACAACAAGCACAAGACCCAATGATTCAAATGCAACAACAAGAGTTACAGCTTAAAGCACAAGAAATCCAGATTAAAGCCCAAAAAGCTCAAGCGGATATTGAAGTGGATAAAGCTAAGATTCAAGTTGATATCATGCGAATCCAGTCTGAAGAACGCAAAACAGGCGCTCAAATCGGTGTTAAGACTATGTCTGAAAAAGCGAAAATGGAGCAGGATGCGTCTAAGTTTGAACAACAGCAACAAGCTGAAGGCGTTCGAATTGGTGTAGATATGGCTAAATCTCAGACTCAATTCAAAATGCAGCAACAGGCAAAACAACAACCGTCTAAACAAACGTCTAAACAACCTAAAGAGGAATAACCAATGAATGAAACGCTAGAGTACTTGATGTCACAAATTGAGGAACGGCGCACAGCAATTATCGAATCACTTGGCGATGGTGCAGCCAAGGATTTCGGGGCCTATCAACAAGCTGTCGGTATGGTTCGAGGTCTACTTACCGTGCAGTCTTTAATCGCAGACCTCGCAAAAAATATGGAGAATTACGATGAGTAACCTAGACATAGGTCGAGCAATTGACCTATCGGAAATGGTGGAAGCAGCGAAAGAGTCACCAGATGCAACAAAAGCTGCCCAACTACCACAACCAAAAGGCTATCGAATCTTATGCGCCGTACCAGATGCAGCTGATGAACATGAGTTAGAAAGCGGACTCAAGTTAGCAAAAGCCTCTGAGACTAAACGTATAGAAGAAAATGGCACTGTAGTATTGTTCGTGCTTAAATTAGGCGACCTTTGCTATAAAGAAGAAGCGAAGTTCCCTACAGGTGCATGGTGTAAAGAAGGCGACTTTGTCCTTACACGAGCATACGCAGGTACTCGTTTCAAAATCCACGGAAGAGAATTCCGCATAATCAACGATGATACTGTCGAGGGTGTAGTAGATGACCCACGCGGTTATACTCGCGCATAGGAGAAATATATGGCTGCACAACCAGAGTTCGATGAAGAGTTTGAGTTTCCCGACGAACAGGAAGCTAAAGCAGAAGTAAAGATTGAAGTAGAGTCCCCGGATAATATCGACATTGAAATAGAAGACGATACTCCACCGCAGGACCGTAACCGCAAACCATTACCTAAAGAAATAGTAGACGAGCTAGAGAATGACGAGCTAACCGACTATTCTTCTAAAGTAAAAGAGCGGATGTCACAACTTAAAAAAGTTTGGCATGATGAACGCCGTGCAAAAGAAGCGGCCGACCGTGAACGTGAAGAGGCAGTTAAGTTTGCCCAAACACTAGTAGAACGGAACAAAACGCTAATGAGTAACTTAACAAGCGGAGAACAGTCACTTATACAAACGTATAAAACTTCTGCTGAACAAGAGATGAATTTAGCTAAACGAGATTACCGTGAAGCCTACGATTCAGGCGACACAGACAAGATTATTGAAGCGCAACAACGAATGAATGAAGCGCAATATAAACTCACTCAGGTGCAAAATTATCGTCCTCAATATGATAATTCTTTACAAAAACCTGAAAATGAGGTATATATACAACCTGAACGGCCTCAAGTACCAAAACCCGACCGTAAAGCTCTTGCCTGGCAAGATAAGAACAGTTGGTTTGGTACAGACGAAGAAATGACTAGCTTGGCTTTGGGGCTGCATGAAAAGCTAGTTAGAAGTGGCGTAGATGCTACTTCAACCGAGTATTACACTACCATCGATAAAACGATGCGCAAACGATTCCCAGAATACTTTGGGGATGATTCGCTGGACGAAGATGTACCCGCCCAACGCACAAAACCGTCAACTGTAGTTGCACCGGCCACGCGTAGTACCGCGCCTAAAAAAGTACATATGTCACCTACTGCCCTAGCCTTGGCTAAGAAATTGGGATTGACACCGGAACAATATGCACGTGAGACAATTAAATTGGAGAACAAAAATGGTTGATACAACAAGACAAACCCGTGAACTAGAAACTCGTGAGACCTTTCAACGTCAGGCGCAATGGGCACCCGCTGCTCTACTTCCTGAAATTAAAAAGACGGCCGGTTGGGCCTATCGCTGGATTCGAACAAGCATGGCTGGTCAAGCTGATGCAACCAATGTTTCTTCTAAAATGCGTGAAGGTTGGGAACCCGTCAAATTGTCGGAACATCCTGAACTGCACTTATATATAGATGGCAACTCTCGCTTCAAAGATTCAGTAGAGGTAGGTGGCCTATTACTATGTAAAACACCCGAAGAATTTGTAGACCAACGCGCTGCTTATTTTAATAATCAGACTCAGTCCCAGACTGATGCGGTAGACAACAGCTTCATGAAAGAAAACGATGCACGTATGCCTTTGTTTAAGGAAAAGCGTACTTCTACATCGTTCGGTAAAAAATAATTTTAATTTAAGGAGATTTATATGGCTACTACAGCAGCCCCATATGGTCTACGTCCTATCAATTTAATTGGCGGTCAAGTCTTTGCAGGCTCAACACGTCAAATCAAGATTGCTAGTGCGTATGCTACAAATATCTTTTTCGGTGATATCGTTTCGATTGATTCAAACGGTACTATCGTTAAAGTAACAAACGTAGGTTCAGCAGCAGACCAATTCCCAGCGACAGGTGTTGTTGGTGTGTTCTTAGGTTGTACTTACACAGACCCATCATTAAAATACAAACTAAATAACCAATACTGGCCTGCTGCAACAGTAGCGTCAGATGCTATGGCGTATGTATGTGATGACCCGGATGCATTGTTCCAAATCCAAGGTTCAGGTTCAGTTGCACAAGCAGGATTGGGTCTTAACTACCCAGTTGTTCAAACTGCTGGTTCTACAACTACAGGTAACTCAAAAATTGCATTAAATGCAGCTGGTGGTGCAGTAACTTCTACTATCGGTTTACGTTTAGTTGACTTTGTGGATGGTCCATTCTCTTCAGTTGGTGATGCATTTACCGATTGTATCGTTAAATTTAATTTCGGTCAGCATAGTTATTACAATGCTACCGGTCTATAAGGAGAATAAGTAATGGCTATTTCACGCGCACAGTTACTTAAAGAACTATTACCAGGCTTAAACGCTTTGTTTGGTCTAGAGTACAAACGTTATGGCGAAGAACACAAAGAAGTGTACGAAACAGAGACTTCAGAGCGTTCATTCGAAGAAGAAACAAAATTGTCTGGCTTCTCAGCAGCTCCTGTTAAAAACGAGGGTAACTCCATCGCTTACGACAATGCTCAAGAAGCTTGGACAGCACGCTACACACACGAAACTATCGCTCTTGGCTTCAGCTTAACTGAAGAAGCTGTAGAAGATAACTTGTACGACACATTGTCTGCTCGTTATACTAAAGCATTAGCTCGTGCTATGGCGTACACAAAACAAGTTAAAGCAGCTAACGTATTGAACAACGGCTTCAACGCCGGTGGTGCATACAACGGTGGTGACGGTGTGCCATTGTTCTCAGCTTCTCACCCACTTGTTACTGGCGGCACAAACAGCAACATTCCAACCACTCCAGCAGACTTGAACGAAACTTCATTGGAAAATGCAGTTATTCAAATCGCAGCTTGGACTGACGAACGTGGCCTATTAATCGCTGCTAAACCTCGTAAATTGGTTGTTCCACCAGCATTGCAATTCGTTGCTACTCGCTTGTTGGAAACTGAATTACGTGTTGGTACTGCCGACAACGATGTCAACGCATTGAAAAACAACGGTTCAATCCCAGAAGGTTACGCAATTAACCACTTCTTGACCGACACAAATGCGTGGTTCCTAACTACTGATGTACCTAACGGCATGAAGCACTTTGTTCGTAGCCCACTAGGCACTTCAATGGATGGTGACTTCGACACTGGTAACGTTCGCTACAAAGCTCGTGAGCGTTATTCATTCGGTTGGTCTGACCCATTAGGTATGTACGGTTCAGCTGGCGCTTAATAAACGCTAGGTAAGATAAGAGGCTCACTTCGGTGGGCCTTTTTTAATGATTTTCTGTATTGTTTGTATTGAATAAAAGGCGGAGTATTACATACAAGCAATCTTGCTTGACACAGATTAAGGACTAATATTATGTGGACATCTCCAGCAGCAACTGAAATGCGTTTTGGCTTTGAAGTAACTATGTACGTAATGAACAAGTAATTGTTCTTAGGCGGTTAAGCCGACACTAGAGGATGTAGTAAGTAACGAGTTTTTCGGCTTTCTGCGTTAC